CTGATATGTTCTCAAAGCAAATTTGGAAACATATGATCACACATGGGTATGTTGACAGTTTAATATCAGGTAGGAGACTATTAATGAGCAATTACCAGGATATAACCGAATACACACTCTTCAACTACTACATACAAATGTACGAAACTGAGAAGAACGCAATCGTGTTAAAAACCATTTTAGAGTATTTACAGACCTATTTATTAAAGTCGGTGCCGGTATTGTATACCTATGATAGTATATTATTTGACGTCCATCCGGATGAATTAGACACTATCGTAACCCACTTAATACCAAGTTGCATTGATACCGACGCCTTCCCTATTAAGCTTAAAAAGGGATTAAATTATAAAAACATGACACCTCTGGAGGTTGTTTGATATTTATTAGCATGGAAAAAGCTGCACATACTAAATTAAAGAGCATCTTACGAACAAAGGTAGAACAGTATCTTAAAGAAAATAAGATTAAGTATACTAGAAAACCACTACACGAAAAAACTCAAGCCGAGATTGCTGCTGAAAAAAAAGAGGTCGATCAACGCATCAAAACAAAGCAAGAGCAAATCAAAGCTCTTCAAGATCAGATTAAGGTGTTGCAAGGAATGCTAGGGAAATTAAACTCAGAGAAACCAGACGAAGTAGGATAGAAAGATGAAGCCACAGTTGCTCTGCACATTTACAACACTCCAAGAATTGCCTTCATGCATTGCTAGGATCCACAAAACCTATCAAGTAGATAGCGTTGCTAATATGAAGTGTTATCAATACGTAGAAACACCAAATAATGTTATCTGCGTGTACAATACTACCTCATCAGTAGGTAGAATGAATGATACAATCACAATTAATCGTAAGAAAGAGTCGGAGACGCTTTACAGCATCAACGCTCTTAATACGCTTATTCAAGAATTAAACAATGGAGTGCTCGATAAAAGCTTTCGAGTTGATTGGGCACAATATAAAAATAAATTAATGTTATCTGATCGAAGTGGATTATTTCGATTAATTGACATTAAAGAGTTGCAATAACGGTTAAAAGAACGTATAGTTAGTCAAAGGGTTAAGTCAGAAGTAGTACAAGAGCATAATTAAAACACACAGCCTGCTCATTACATACTCGATACTTAGCTTGACAGTAAATAAAGTATAAACCTTAAAAACAAAAAGCAGATGGCATTAAATTTAGATGCGCTAAAAGCGAAGCTCCAGGAGCTTCAGTCAAGTTCTACTGGTAAGAAAAACTCAGATGTATTCTGGAAACCACCGGTAGGAAAATCTCAAATCCGTATTGTACCTTACGCATTTGACAAATCAAACCCATTTCAAGAACTTTACTTCCACTACGAGATTGGCAAGAAAACTATGCTCTCTCCGGTAAGTTTCGGAAAGCCAGATCCAATCGTTGAGTTTTCTGAAAAACTTAAAAAGAGTGGAGACAAGGAGGATTGGAAACTAGGTCGTAAAATTGAACCTAAGTTCCGTTGCTATGTTCCAGTAATCGTTCGTGGTCAAGAAAGTGAAGGTGTTAAGTTCTACGCTTTCGGTAAAAAAATCTACACTGAGTTATTAGGTGTGATTGCTGATCCAGATTACGGAGACATCACTGATCTTATGGGTGGCCGAGACATCACAATCGAATGTGTTGCTCCAGACAAAGATGGTGCATATCCAACTTACACAGTACGAGTAAAACCTAACACAACCCCTGCGACAGAGGATAAGGAAGTTGCTAACAAGATCGTAAACGAACAACCAGAGTTAACTAAAATGTTCTCTGAATTGTCTTACGAAGAGATGAAAGAGGAGTTGGCTAAGTGGTTAAACCCTGACAGCAACGAAGCTGATGGAACAGTCACTAAACCAGCAATCACTTCAGCTAAAACTGTAACAACAACCGACGACATCGAAGACGCATTCGGCGAGTTATTTAATTCATAAACAAGATGGCAAAACAAAAAGTTACACCCGATGAAATAGCGGGAAGGGACGAACTTGCACAAAAGTTAGCAGATGGTCTCAACAAGAAGTTTAAAGACTTTAAGGCTGTACATTTTCTAGGTAGTGAGGATACTCAAACTGATCTCAGAGAGTGGGTGTCAACTGGATCAACTACACTAGATCTTGCCATATCAAATAGACCTGATGGAGGTTTACCGGTAGGAAGAATCGCTGAGTTCACCGGTTTAGAAGCTTCTGGTAAATCTCTTATCATGGCTCACTTACTAGCTAATACACAGAAGAAAGGTGGTATTGCAGTGTACATCGATACAGAGAATGCATTGAGTGAAGAGTTCTTATCAGCTGTAGGAGTTGACGTAAAGAACATGCTTTATGTTCCTTTGGAGACTATCGAGGACATTTTTGAGTCTATTGAAACGCTTATTACAAATATCCGTAACACAAGCAAAGATCGATTAGTAACTATTGTAGTTGACTCAGTCGCTGCAGCAACTACTAAGATTGAACAAGATGCTGATTACGATAAGGATGGATGGGCAACTTCAAAAGCGATTATCATGTCTAAAGCTCTTCGTAAGATTACAAACCTAATCGGAAAGGAGCGAGTAATTCTAGCATTCACAAATCAGTTGAGAGAGAAGTTAGGAGCAATGTTTGGTGATCCATACACAACGAGTGGAGGAAAGGCTTTACCATTCCATGCTAGCTGTCGTGTACGATTGAAGTCAGTTGGAAAGATCAAAGACAAAGAAGGTGAAATCATTGGTGTTCAAACAGAAGCACAGATTGTTAAGAACCGCTTTGGTCCTCCTTTCAAGAAAGCTACCTTCAATATCTACTTCGATTCTGGTATCGACGACTACTCAAGTTGGCTTGACTCATTGAAGAAGTACAAAGCAATTAACCAAAGTGGTGCTTGGTATGAAATCGTGATGGAAGACACGGGTGAAGTTGTGAAGTTTCAATCAAAGGATTGGCAAAAGATTCTTCGAGAAAGAAACGACGTCAGAGAGTACTGTAAGGGTCTATTAGAGAAAAACTCTATCTCAAGTTACAAACCACAAGATGCTATTGATACAGATGATCTGGAAATCGATAACAGCGGTGAATTGCTAGAAGCATGATAAAAAACAAATACGCTGCATTACTAAATCAGCTAAGGTTACGAGAGGAGGCACCTCACTCAGATCGCAATGATCGAGTTCTGATTGTAGATGGGTTAAACACTTTCATAAGAGCTTACTCATCCAGTCCCGCATTAAACGCAAATGGAGAACACGTCGGAGGCATCTCTGGCTTTCTCCTAAGCGTGGGGCATGCAATCAAGACAGTCGATCCAACCCGAGTAGTAGTGGTGTTTGATGGAAAGAATGGTTCAGCTAAGAGACGACAACTGTATCCTGGATACAAGTCTACTCGTAAGGTTACAATTCGTTTGAACCGAGCAGAGGCTGTAGATAAAGAAGACAATCAATTACAGCAGTTAGTTCGCTTAATTGATTACTTAGAGACTCTACCAATCACAGTCATCACTTTAGATGAGTCAGAGGCAGATGACGTTATTGCATACATTACAAATGAGTATCTCGAGAAGCAAGAATCGCATACATTTATCATGTCCTCCGATAAAGATTTTTTACAACTAGTGAGTCCTACTACACACGTATGGAGTCCTACAAAAAAGAAGTTATACTATGAAGATGACGTATATACAGAGTACGGTGTTATTCCTCAGAACTTTGCTGTCTTTAGAGCTTTGGATGGTGACAGTTCAGACAACATTCCAGGCGCTCCAGGTTTAGCGCCAAAGACAATCTTAAAGCGTTTTCCTAAACTAGGAGAGCAGCGAGAGATTAGCTTAGATGAGTTCTTTGAATACGCAAAAGCACTTGCTGCCGACTCTAAGGTGAAGGTTTATAAAAACGTAGTAGAAGCTGAGGAAGATGTAAGATTGTACCACAAAATCATGCAACTCCACGAAAGCATGCTTAACGGAACGGTTAAGATGCGAGCAACCAATCTAATGAACCAACCAGCAAGTAAGCTCGCAAAGATGAAGTTTCATCAACTCCTAGTAGAAGATGGAATGACGTCAGCAATTAAGAATCCCGAAATGTGGTTAAGGGATATTGCAACAAAGATTAATCATTTTGTAGATTAAGTTGCTTCACAGAGAAAAATAAGGTATAGTTACAATATGGGTATTCAAGATACATTTCAGTTATATGGAGGGGGCTTTCAAAATAAGCTGCTAGCAGTCTTATTAAAGGACAGAATCTTTTTACAACAGATACATGATATCATTGATGACAAGTACTTTTCCTCAGAAGCTAGTCAATGGATTGCAAAAACAACTATTAAGTACTTTGAAGAGTATAAGAACACACCAACACTAGAGGTGTTAAAAGTTGAGATTGATGCAATCAGTGAGCCAGTAATGAAGACGACAATCGTTGAGTCTCTTAAAGACGTAATGAAACAGATTGACGCAGAGGACTTAACCTACATTAAAGACAAGACTCTAGATTTCTGCAAGAATCAAAAACTCAAGAGCGCAATCTTATCTTCAGTTCAACTACTTCAATTAGGAAAGTACGATGAGATTAAGACAGAGATTGACGAAGCTATGAAAGCTGGAACCGATAAAGACATTGGTCACGAGTACATTGATCACGTAGAAGCACGCTTTCAACAAAACAATCGCCAAGTAATAACAACACCATGGGATGTAGTTAATGCTATCATGGATGGAGGACTTGGTGCGGGAGAGATGGGAGTGTTTGTTGCTCCGGCAGGTATCGGAAAGTCGATGGCATTAGTTAATGCAGCAGCGGCTTGTGTTAAAGCTGGCTACAATGTAAACTACTATACACTAGAGCTTTCCGATACGTATGTTGGAGGACGATTCGATAGTCACTTCACCGGCATACCAACACAAGACCTCAAGTACCACAGAGAGGAAGTTGAGGCATCCGTAGCTAAGTTGAAAGGAAACTTAGTAATCAAATACTACCCAACAAAGACTGCAACTGTAACGACAATTGCAGCCCACATGGATAAGTGTATCATGCAAGGATCAAAACCAGATATCATATTTATTGACTATGCGGATTTGTTGCGTGATGCAGGAACAAACAGGAATGCTCGCCATGATCAAGTACTCGGAGGTATCTACGAAGAGTTAAGAGGATTGGCAGGCCAATATCAGGTACCGCTATGGACTGCGAGTCAGGCCAACAGAAGTGCTGCTGATCAGGAGATCATCGAGGCCGACAAGATTGCGGAATCGTACACCAAAGTAATGGTGGCGGACTTTATTGTATCTTTGTCTAGAAAGACAGCTGATAAGATTAGCGGTACTGGTAGATGGCACATTATCAAGAACCGTTTTGGACCGGACGGTTTGACGTTTCCAAGTAAGATGAATATGTCAGTATGTAACATTGAAATCTACGAAGAGAATACAATACTAGGTCAACAAACAAAGAAAATAATGAAAAACGACGATCAAGTAGTGCGGTCAGCGTTAGCAAATAAGTTTAACGAATTGAATAATTTACTGTGATTTTTTCCGAGAAAACGCACGTTTTCGCCAAAAAACCAGACTATTTACTCATACACATCACATTACTAACCTTAAAATTTAACAACAATCTATGATGACACTATCGAATGAGATATTGAGTGATATCACTATCTTCCTAAAGTATGCAAAGTACATTCCCGAACTCAACAGAAGAGAGACGTGGCAAGAACTAGTTGACCGCAACAAAGAGATGCACATTAAAAAGTATCCAAATCTATCCAAAGAGATTGAAGATGCGTATCAATTTGTGTATGACAGAAAAGTTTTACCATCAATGCGCTCGATGCAGTTTGCAGGAAAGCCAATTGAGATTTCACCAAATAGAATTTACAACTGTGCATACTTGCCAATCGATGATGCACGTGCATTTGGAGAGGTGATGTTCTTGTTGTTAGGAGGAACAGGAGTAGGTTATTCAGTACAGAAGCATCACGTAGAGTGTTTGCCAGAAATCAGAAAACCAAGCTCAACTAGAACACGACGATTCTTAATTGCAGATTCAATTGAAGGATGGGCTGATGCAGTTAAAGCATTGGTACAGTCTTACTTCAACGGAGGATCAAAGCTTCGTTTTGACTTCTCTGACATTCGTCCAAAAGGTGCTAGGTTAGTAACGTCAGGAGGTAAAGCACCAGGACCTCAACCATTGAAGGAGTGTTTATTGAAAGTGCAGGGAATCCTAGATGCAAAAGAGGATGGTGATCAATTACAACCAATTGAAGTACACGATGTAGTGTGTCACATTGCAGATGCAGTATTGGCTGGTGGTATTCGTAGAGCAGCTCTTATTAGTTTGTTTAGTGCTGATGACGATGAGATGATTTCATGTAAGTCTGGCAACTGGTGGGAAAACAATCCACAAAGAGGACGTGCTAACAACTCAGCTGCATTACTAAGACACAAAGTTACTAAAGAGTTCTTTATGGACCTTTGGAAGCGTGTAGAGTTATCAAACGCAGGGGAGCCAGGAATCTACTTAACTAACGATAAGGATTGGGGAACTAACCCATGTTGCGAGATCGCACTACGTCCATTCCAGTTCTGTAACCTATGTGAAGTAAACGTATCTAACATCGAGTCTCAAGATGACTTAAACGAAAGAGTACGTGCAGCAACGTTCATTGGAACATTACAAGCAGGTTATACAGACTTCCATTACCTTCGTCCAATCTGGCAACGTACAACAGAGAAAGATGCTTTGATTGGTGTATCTATGACTGGTATCGGATCAGGCACAGTATTAGGGTATGACATGAAGCAAGCTGCTGAAGTAGTGAAGGAAGAGAATGCACGTGTAGCTTCTTTACTTGGAATTAACAAGTCTGCTAGAACAACAACAGTGAAGCCAGCAGGAACAACATCACTAACGCTAGGAACTTCATCTGGTATTCACGCTTGGCATAACGACTTCTACATTCGTAGAATCCGAGTAGGTAAGAATGAATCACTGTATGGCTACTTAGCTGACAATCACCCAGCACTAGTAGAAGATGACTACTTCCGTCCACACGATACAGCAGTAATCTCTATTCCACAAAAATCTCCAGAAGGAGCTATCATGAGAACTGAGTCACCGTTCCAGTTATTGGATCGAATCAAGAAAGTACACATGGAGTGGATCAAACCAGGTCACCGCACAGGCAACAACACTCACAACGTATCAGCGACAGTATCGTTGAAAGAAGACGAGTGGGATCTAGCAGGTGAGTGGATGTGGGCAAACAGAAAGCACTACAACGGGTTGTCAGTACTTCCATACGATGGTGGTACATACACACAAGCACCGTTCGAGGATTGTACTGAGGAGGTATACAACGAGATGATGAAGTCATTAGGTTCAGTAGACCTATCAAAGGTAATCGAATTAGAAGACAATACCGAACTTAAAGACCAAGCTGCATGTGCAGGAGGGGCTTGTGAGATACAATAACAATGCCAACAAAGCAAGATTGGATATATGAGCTGTATGTGAAGGAGCGAACACCAAAGCTCCTTCCTACAGACTTCTATTACGATGAACAAGGAAGAAGAGTGATGACAGAATCCTACCACATAAGGAGAGGTTACTGCTGTAACAATAAGTGTAAGCACTGTCCATATCGAGAGAATGCATGACTTTTACGTTTCTTGAACTATTTATATTAGATGCCAATCGAACTTCAAGGACATATTCACCCAGAAAGCAGCTTTGCTACAATCTCGCAGTGGGAAGACATTGCTAGCCAATTTCTAGCACTACAAGCAAAGGGAAAGGATACAAGAGGCGGAGTCATTCAAGATGACCCTGCCCTTGCCTATCTTGTAAACCGATGGTTTGGATTTCAATTAAACATTGAAACAAAAAGATTCGCACCAGGTGTAACCGATAAAAATGTACTAGATTTTATTGAAGACTTTGTCAATCATAAAGTTTGGGGATTACGTAGGGAGTTTAAGACATACTTACCAAACATCGATAACATCAAGATTGCTTACTTCTATTCCAGATTAGACATTGAACCGTTTGTATTAATGGACGACGAGTTTGTAACCAGTTTGTATGGATCAACAACACACAAAGTGACTACAATGCGGTTTACAACAATGGACGATCTGCAGGTGTTAAACAAAGCAATAGATCAAGGACTATCTTTCGATATTAGTACATTTACTAAAAACTGGAGACCATTCTTTAAAAAGACTAGCAATGTTGTGGTTAAGTTGGAAGGAGACTTGGTAGCGGCATTCAAGAGTGATGCTAAGACTATTGTGACTGATAAAGGAAACAAAGCAGCTAGCATGGAACGATTAGCATATCCAGGAGGCGATAACTTGTGTCGTGACTTTAAAGATTGCGAAGGAGAAAAAACCTATTTGTGGAATGAGATCATTGTAAAACCTACAAAGATATTAGGATACAAGTTACTTAATCAATACTAATATGACTACAATTAAAATGGGATCTAGAGGATCCGAAGTAAGAAACATACAACAAAGACTTAATTGTCAGGTTACTGGAGTATACAATACACCAACATACAGAGCTGTAGTTAGCTTTCAACAGCAGAATGGTGTTTTAGATAATGGTGAAGTAGATGAACAAACATACGATCTACTCTTTCCAAAGTCTTTTGTGCAAGTAGAGTTAGAGAGCATTAAGACACTCTTTGAACCAACCACTCCAGAAGTTGAAACAGAAGATACCAAACCAAAAAGCAAATGACGCTAGACGATATATTGTTAGAATGGTCTTATAGACTACCAAAAGGTTATCCAACAGTAGTGGATGGTAAGCTTGTTGATCAAACGGAGCTACAGATTCTTCAAGAGGTTATGGATGAGTATGGGTTTGAAGAGCCACTTAACCTTGAAGCAAAGAAAAAAGCAGAGCCCGCAGCAGTATCACAAGCGGTGCAAATGACAAAGGAACAGTTAATAGCTGCCTTGTCTGATCCCAACGTTGTTATAACTCCAAAAACAATTGCAAAAATTAATTCACTAATAAAGCGCAATGCAGACTTTGAAACCAGCATTACTATGGCTGTTGAAAAGTCTCTTGCAGGAGATGCCAGTCATACAGATGAGGTTTTGGATATAATGCTTCAAGACGATACAGATCAGTTTAAACTCTCAACTTATTTATCTACACGAGATACTGATGGTGTTGACTGGACATCGTTTGAAAATAAAAGCACCAAAGTGTCTACACTGTTTGCAAAAACGGGATTGTCAGCTAGTACGCTTGGAGATTTTGCCTTATATAGATGGAGTGCAACACCACAGTTAGGTACAATAGAGGTATTGCTGGCGGTTTTATTAAAGGGGGGATCACGGCCTAAAAAGTCAGGAGACTTGCTTGTTAACGACTCTCCGTTTGAGGTAGGAGGTTTCAATAAGAGACTTAGAGCGCAAGGAGGGTTAGGAACTGCCGAAGAAGCTCAAGAAGGTTTCAAGCAGGGATACAGAAAGCTTGCAGAGGATAAGGGTTTATTGTTGTCAACTTTTGTTTCCCCAAGTGGAACAGCCAAACCAGCTTCTGGCCCTACTTTCGAAGTTGTTGAAGACAATGCACGATATGGGTCGTCTCGCAAAGAGGGATGGATGTCAGCACTAGAAGATATGAATAAGCAGTTGATTGAGCTTACAAAAGATACGGATGATCCGGTCACAAAGGAGGAGCTGATTACTGCAATGAGTATGGGATTTGGTAAGGCATTAATTAATAGAACAAGTCCTAGTGACTGGATGTGGATTAAAAAGCATCTTAAAGATGATGGAACTCTTAATCAGCGATCGTTCTTAATTGACTTTGCATGCTACTACCTTGATTATTATATGAGCATGGAAGAGGGTAATAAGATGTTTATAGTGACCGATGCGTCCGTATCATCAGCAGCACCATCAAAGGATAGTTTTAGTGTAATGGCCTTCCCTGCTAACGGTGATGGACTGAGACCACACATATTCACTACAATTGGGTTAACCATCCCAAGCTACAGAGTAAAAGCTGGAATCCAAGGAGTTGCATTTGCTTTAAAATTAGGGAAGCCTAGCGATGAAGGTGGCGAATTGGATGAGGATTTAGATTATCAAAACTATTTATACTAAAATTTTATACTAAAATGAATACAAACATCACAAGAAGACGTTTAATGGAAATTGCTGGTTTAGTAGAAGAAGTTAAACCTAATACAACTTATGTTGTATATTATATTACTGATATAGATCAAGCTATCCAAGAGAACACTTGGACAGAAGTACAAGGCCAACCACAAGACGTAGCAGAAGAGATCGAGTCATTAAATGCAGATGCAGACTTTGAAAATACAGAATGGCCAGGAGCAAATACAAATAGTGCTATAAAAGCTTTATTCAGAAAAAATACGCGAGCATTAGTTCGTGGGGATGAGAAAGCATCGGAACTTGGATCTGAAGGAATAATGGATGACATCGATCAAGGGGATGGATCTTTCAAAGTGCCAATCGGTCTCAAAGATGGAAAAGAGGTGCCAATAATCACTGCTCTAGTTGGAACAGACAAGATGATGACAGAGCTAGGAATAAACTAGTATTAATAAAATAAATTAGAAAAGGCTTGCATACGTGAGCCTTTTTTAGTATATTTAGTTATGTCTTTCAACAAAGAAATAGCAGCCTTCAATGACAAACTATATATTGTAGTTCGCAAGTTTCGTGATCACCACGACTTTCCAACAACAGAAGCGAAGGAGTATTATTTTTGTGATACTGTTTTAAGAAAGGATGGAATTTTGTATATTTGCCGAACAATTGAAGACGCACAAGTTATAGAAGAGCATGAGTAGATTTACATGGTGGCGCAGAGAACGTCCAAAGAAAAAGTTAACAGCAGCACAAGCTAAGAAGAACAAACTCAAATCTGTCACACAACAGCAGCTTGAGTATGGTAACTTCGATCACTCTCCTTATTACAATCAAGCACAAAAAGAGTTGCAGCTTAGAGATGAAGCGCTAGCTACATTCTGTCAAAACTATAAAGGATACGATCCTGAACGAGATCCACGTCACAGAGATATCTGGAAAAGACATCAGGTACGTTATCTCAAGTTGATGGAAGACTATCACAACGATGAGCTTAGAACTCTAGGAGAACTACGTAAAGCTTTAGTGGAGGAGTTTGAGATTGATGTGTGGGATGAAGTAATTGAATATGCAATAAAAAACGACATATCTGGTGCAAAAGAGTTTTATATTTCGTATAATAACATAGCAAGTAAACATAAACAATAATATGAGCAAATTTCAATCAACTAAACTATTTGATGGTTTTAGTACAGTATTTCGCCAATGGCAAGCAGAAGGAACCCACTGCAGATTCTTACATGGATATGATATTGAGTTTCGCGTAACCTTTGAAGGTGCATTAGATCATCGCAATTGGGTCTGGGACTTTGGTGGCATGAAGAGAGCAAACACAACAATTGATGGAATGAATCCAAAACAATGGATGGACTATATGTTCGACCACACAGTTGTATTAGCTAACGATGACCCCGAGAAGGAACAATTCAAAGAGTTGGATGCCAGAGGAGTTATTCAGCTACGATTACTGGATGGACCAGTTGGAGCAGAAAGATTTGCTGAGTTCTTGTATCACAAACTCAACGACTTTGTTCAACAAGAAACACTAGGCCGCGTAAAGATAGCTCGAGTAGAGTTTTTTGAAAATAAACGAAATTCTGCAATCTATGAAGGGTAATCAATACTGGACAACGAC